CCGTTGCACATTTTTTCACGGACTCCCATAACCCCTATCTTAACAATCATCCTGTTAAAATAGCCATTTTACGGTTAAAATTGGTGTGGAATAGCTCTTTCATGTTATGCTCTTACTTTCCGGATGGCCTCGAAAACACCGGCGAGTTCTTTGAGGTTTGCGTATTTGAGTTTGAAAGCGTTGAGTTCGGCGAGGGCGTCTGCGAGGAGTTGCATTCGTTTGTCTTTGTCTGTCATCACGTGGGATAGGAGTCGGTATCCTCCGCCGCGTAGTTTTCGGTCTGTGGACAGACTGACGTAGGTTTGTTGTTCTGTGTTGGAGTTCGGTTCGATGAACAGAACGACGCGGATGAGTTTTCTTGCCTGTTCAAGTCGGAATTCGTGTGCGGCCTTGGTGTCGTCCCAGCAGAAACAGCCGTGTAGGGGCGAATCTTCGGGTTCGGCTTCCTTTACGACGGTAGCTGGTCTGAGGATGCCTCTGTGTTCTTTTGCGATTCGTTTGAGTTCTTCGTACTTTGCTTTGTTCGTCATGATATTCTCCGCTAAAATAGGTTATTGTTTCCTTGCCTGCCATGCCTTGCCTGGCCCCGCCCCGCCTTGCCGGGCCATGCCCTGCCTGCCACGTTCTTGCCGCGCCCGGCCTTGCCCAGCCAAGCCCTGCCGCGCCTCGCCTGCGGTGATTACTTGTCGCTGATCTTGAAAACGCCCCAGCCCATCCCGGCGGAATCCTTGCTGTCCGGGCGGCCTTCGCCCCAGCCAACCTGAGTTCCAACCCGGCTCAGCAGATTGGTAACATCCACTTCGGTAAACTGGTCTGCGTCGTACCGAATGCGGATGTTCATCTTCCAGTTATCGTAAAACGGGCGGATGCAGACATACGGTTGCCCGGTTTCGACTCTGGCGCGCATTTTGACCATGCGTGGCTTGCCATAGATTCGGATCAGGGAGATTTCCGGCTCGAACTTATCCCGTCCGTCGGCCACCACGAAAAGGGACAGCTTGGCCAGCGTCATTTTGAAGCCAACCAGACGGCACGCCGAGATCAGAGAATTCCGCACGGCGGAGGCGTTCATGCCGTCCCAACCTTCGGTGCTGATGTATCGAGCGTCGTTGTAGATATCCTCCAGGTTGGCCGCTTCGCGTTGCTTGCCTTTCTTGGCTGTAGAACCGGCTTCCATCTTATGCTCCATCTGGATCAGGGTTTTGTGGCTGAACCGATGGATGACTAATGGAGCCAGTCCTTCGACCGCGAAAACCCGTTCTTGGATATTCGGGGCCGGGATGGTAATTTGTTTTCTTGCTACCGTTTTTTCTGTCTTTGCCATGTTTTTTCCTTCACTCATTAAAGTTACTGTTTCCATGCCTGCCACGTTCTTGCCCGGCCTTGCCGAGCCTGGCCATGCCAAGCCGCGCCTGCCACGCCAACCGATACATGCCACGCCCATCCACGGTGCGTATCCTCGATGTAACATGTATTACTCATACATATAATGTACACCATAGTCAAGTGGAGGGCGGGAAAAATAATATTAATTTTCTTTGCATAATCTTAACAATTTATTAATATTTTACTTCATGATTGAAATATGTCCTGAATGTGGGTACAGGTGGCATAGGAAGTCAAACGAAGCGGCGGGGATATTGTCAAAACTCACAGAAAAACAGCGGGAACGCATCACGCGATACATGTCCGGCATGAAGGCGGCCGATATAGCCAAATCTGAAGGGGTTAGTACCATTGCAGTCTATCGGTCCATCTCCAGAGCGAAGGCGACGATAAGACGGTTAAGTAAACGGTATAATTTGGTCAATGTTTATAGAGAGGACTCATCATGATCTTAGGCGTCTGTTTGCAAGGAGGTCGTCCAATTACACACCAACATTCCTCCGATACTTGGTTGCTTGTAACGTGGGGCGACCCTGCAAAAGAGACTGGGGCACTTCTGGACAGGGAGTGCCCCAATTGTTCACACCGGCCGGGGGATGATGTGCCGTTCGAGGAGGGTTTAACGCCCGTAGAGGGCGAAACCTTCGGATTTTACTGTCATAACTGCGGTTATGGCATGGTCGTATCGGAAAAATACTTATAATCAGGGGTTCAGCATGAAAACTCGTATTCTGGCGGCGTTTGCCGTGGCATTCCTCGTTTTTTGCTTTATAGGCGTTATTTCGCTCCCGGCGGCCGCTCCCACGTTCAAAGTCAGCGATTGGCAGCTAATCCGGGCGGTCGGTAACGAGGACGGGGCAACGTCTGCCGCCTGTCTTGCCGTAGAGACCGCTGGCGACTTTGCCAATATGCCATCTACGGCATTCCAGATATCCGCAGGAGGCGCAAGCGACACCACGGATGTACGTTGCGTAATCGCTATCTGCGGCGGGGCCGATCCGAATCTGGCGGATGATACAGGGTCTTTTGTTGTTTATGGGTGGGCCGAAGGGGGCCCGGCTGAGTTTATCTGCGAAGGCGATTTCGTGCTCGGCACGCAACAGGTGGTAAAATACCCCAACACAACCACGGCGGCCACTGATATCAATTGGGCGGACACCATAAACGTAGATAGTACAACGGTATGGATAAAAGGCGTGCTTGTTACCGACTCCGGGAACAATCGTATCGCACACCTGAGTTTTGATACAACAGGGCTAAAATACATCGGCATATTCTTTTATGATGCCGCTGGCGTGGCCGGGGCCGCACAACCAAACGAATCGAATAACACATCGGCCTACGCCCGATTCTACTGATGCCATTCAGGGTCAAGACATTCAAACAGGTGCATAAGCCGCCCGAATGCCGCCCGTGTGCGGCTGTGCGGGGGTATGGGTCGGCATGGCAACGAAATCGAGCGGGATATCTACGCGATAACCCACTTTGCGTAGAATGCCTTAAACAAGGCCGAACTGAACCGGCTACCGTGGTTGACCACATCGAACCACATCGGGGGGATATGCGATTGTTCTGGGATCCCAATAACTGGCAATCCCTTTGCGAATATCATCATAACAAGAAGACAGGTGAAGGAAAATGAAGAAAGATGATGTATTTATATTTGTAACTTTTCCGGGAGTCGAAGGGCCGCAATACATTAATTTAGAGCATATTAGCGGGTGGGTTGCATGGCACAAGACCGATAAAGGTCCAACAACCGCAATTTATGTCAAGTGGCATGCGCTCCCGTTTCAAGTGTTAGGTACTCCGGAAAGTGTATTGGAAGTAATTCAAAATAGGGTGATGGAAGTATGCTCTAAGAGGTTTCTATGAAACCCGGTAAATGCCCAACCCCCACGGGGATATTGAAAGCCAGAGGGTCATGGCGTGGCGATCTGCGAAAAGGAGAGCCGAAGCCGGACCTGAACGCGGTGCAATGCCCTACAGAGCTACAAACGGATTACGAAAGACAGTTATGGTACGATCTTCAAGCGAAATTGGTGAATCAAGGGATATTCGATTCGTCGAATCGGATTGCGTTAAGCCGGTATATCCAAGTCTGCGCGCGTTGGTACGACTTGTCCAGCACGGGATTGCTCTCGGAGGAGAAAATGGCGAAATTGGCCCCCATACTGGATCGGCTCGAAGGCAAGTTCGGACTGACCCCATCGGATAGAACGCGGGTGCGTTCGGAGAATGAGACGCCCGACAAAAATAGCGGAAAGTTGCGGTTTTTCAAGCCAGCATAACAACTGCAAGCATGGTATCTATCAGGAAGAAAACACTTGAGGATATCTGCCGAATTATCCCCGGTGGATACGATCCATTCGCAAGTGCCGGGGAATGTACGTTCGATAGGAAGCTGGCTAAGCGGTCTTTAGACTTCTTTGCCGAACACCTTGTCTTTATCGAAGGGGATCGGGCCGGACAACCGTTTGTGTTGGAGGACTGGCAAAAGTCCATCATCGCCAACCTGTTCGGATGGATACGGCCTAACGGATCGCGGAGATACCGGGAGGCGTTTATCTTTGTGCCTCGAAAGAACGGGAAAACCCCGTTATGTGCCGGTATTATCGACTATGTTGGTTTCTGCGATAACGAGCCGGGTGCGCAAATTTACTCGGCCGCTGGCGAGAAGGAACAGGCGTCTCTGGTGTTTCGCCACGCCGCGGGGATGATCTTCCGGAATCCGGAATTGGATAAGCGGGCGCGGGTGTACCGTACCTTTAAGTCCATCGAATTCAACCGCGGCGATTCGATCTATAAGGCGTTATCCAGCGAAGCGGACACTAAACAGGGCTACAACAGCCATCTGGTCATTAACGACGAACTGCACGTACAGCCAAACCGCGATCTTGTGGACGCTCTTTCGACCTCCACAGGTACGCGGCGGCAGCCGTTAATTATCCATATCACGACCGCCGGATGGGATCGGCACTCGATCTGTTACGAGAAATATGATTACGCCTGCAAAGTACGGGATGGGATTATTCAGGACGATACCTTTTTCCCTGTGATCTACGAAATCGGAGAAAAAGACGACTGGCGAAAAGAAAAGACATGGAGGAAGGCCAACCCGAATTTAGGGGTCAGCGTTACTTTGGAATACCTGAAAAAGGAATGCCAACGGGCGCAAGACGTACCGGCCTATGAAAATACTTTTCGCCGCCTCCACCTGAATCAGTGGACGCAACAGGATGTCCGGTGGATACCGATGGATCGGTTTCGGGAGTGCAAGGGAAAACGAACCCGGATCGAGGATTTTGCCGGTAAGCCATGTTACGCGGCGATTGATCTATCTTCGACAACGGACTTGTGCTGCGTCGATTATCTGTTTCAGGACGAGAAGTTTCATTTCCTTGCCGATTGTTTTATCCCGGAAGTCAACGCGCGGAAGCGGATGGAGCGGGATCGTGTGCCCTATCTGACGTGGGCCGAGCAAGGGTATATCACACTGACGCCGGGCGATGTCGTTGACTATGACCGGATACGGGCGCGGGTGAACGAAGTCGGCAAGATCGTCGATATTCGCGGGATCGCCTTCGACCGATGGAACGCAACACAGCTATCGACGCAACTGAAAGGCGATGGGTTTAACGTCGAGATGTTCGGGCAGGGTTTCGCCTCGATGTCGGCCCCAAGCAAGAAGTTTATGGAGTTAATCTTATCCAAATTGCTCGATTACGGAGATAACCCGGTGATTGAGTGGTGTGCGTCGAACGTAACAGCCGAGATCGACGCCGCCGAAAACATAAAACCAAGCAAAAAAAAGTCCTCGGAACGGATTGACGCTATTGTGGCCGCTCTCATGGCGCTGGGTTTGTGCATTGCGACCCCGCTTGTCTTGCCGTCGATCTATGAAACCGAAGGAGTTCTCGTACTATGAAATTGATTTCCAAGTTGCTTTCCAAGTGCGGGTATATCCCGGTTTCCGCCGTATCCGACACGATAACAATGCGTCAGTGGAATCAGTTCTTTCCGATAGCAACCGCCGGGGAACATGTAACACCAGATACCGCACTCCGTTTGACGGCGGTTATGGCGTGCGTTCGCATTATCGCGGAGAATATCGGTTCGCTGCCTGCGATTATCTACAAACGCGGTGAGGACGATAAACGGACTCGCGCGAAGGATCATCCGGTCTATAAGCTGTTGCATGTTTCTCCGAATGAGTATCAGACGCCGATGCAGTGGAAGGAATTGATGGCGGCGCATGTTGTTCTGAGGGGAAACGCCTACTCGGTGATCGACTGGGACGCATCTGGCGAACCGATAGAGCTACATCCAGTCCATCCGGATCGGGTGACTATCGAGCGATTGCAGGATAAATCGCTCCGGTACAAGATACGGTTTCCCGATGAGAATGTAGAAAGAAAATACTCGCAAGACCGGATTCTGCATATCGCCGGACTTTCCTTCGACGGGGTAAAAGGACTGAACCCGATAGAATATGCCGCAACGACGATAGGGCTGGGACTGGCAACCGATAAGTTTGGCGGATCGTTCTTTGCCAACGGAGCCAACCCCGCGGCGGTTCTCAGTACACCGCAACGGCTGTCCGAGCAGGCCGTGAACAGCTTGAAACAGCAGTTGGCACAGGAATACAGCGGGGCCAAAAACTCGTTCAAGACCCTTGTTTTGCAAGAGGATTTGAAGTGGACGGCGATGATAATACCGCCGGATCAGGCGCAATTCCTCGAAACACGAAAGTTTTCCGTTACGGATATCGCCCGTTTATTTCGTGTGCCGCCGCCGATGATTGCGGATCTGGAGAGGGCTACATTCAGCAATATCGAACAGCAGTCCATCGACCTTGTAACGTACACTTTGCGGCCGTGGATGGTCCGATTCGATCAGTCCATCAACAAACGCCTGCTTCTGGACAGCGAAGAATATTACTGCGAATTCCTTGCGGACGCGCTCCTGCGCGGGGACCAGAAAAGCCGGTACGAATCCTACTCTCTGGCGCTGGCCAGCCGATGGATGACCCCAAACGAGGTTCGGAAACGCGAGAATCTCGATCCGATTGAAGGCGGCGACAAGGTTGCAGAAAAGACTAACCTTTCCAGCGGATCAACCGGCGGGTCTAAAATACCGAAAGAGCCGGAACAAAAAGACAAGGCACTCCATGCTTGGATCGAGGATGTATCGCAACGACTGGCCAATAAGGTACAACGAGAACCCATTGCGAACCAGAAGGGACGTACCGACCACGCCAAGTATATGTTCCAATGTCTTGCCCCCCTCTTTGCAGCAATTGGAATTGATTGCGTTCAAGACCGCTTTACTGGCATGGATCGTTTTCCAGACACGAAGGCAGATTATGTTCAACTGATTCAAGGTATGCTCGATGAAAAGTTATGCCAAAATAATTAACGGGGTCAACTCGTCGATCTGGGCTATTTTGCCAGATAAGATGGACCAGATCCTTGCTATTTTACGCAACAAAGTTCTTTCGGTTGAAATCGAAGGGGATACCGAGATCGACGAGATTACCGCCGAAAAGAGACGGGCGACCCCGTACCGAAACATCTCCGGGAATATTGCGTCCCTCCAGATTTACGGGACGATTGCCCAGCGTTTCTCCGCGTTAGAGTCCGGCGGAACGACGACCGAACAGATCGGTTCCCTGTTCGATCAGGCCATCAACGATCCGAACGTAGGGGCGGTAGTATTGGATATCGACTCTCCCGGCGGGTCTGTGTACGGCGTTTCCGAACTGGCCAAGAAGATATTCGACGCTCGCGGCAAGAAGCCGATCATTGCCGTCTGTAACTCTCTGATGGCGTCTGCGGCTTACTGGATTGGCTCTGCAGCCGACCAGATTGTTGTAACCCCCAGCGGGGAAATCGGCTCTATCGGCGTTTTGGCCGTCCATGTGGACGACTCGGAAGCCGATGCAAAGGCCGGAGTCAAAACAACGGTATTCCGTTCTACCGAACACAAGGGCGAAGGGATTGGCCCTTTGAGCGAAGATTCGATGGGCTACATGCAAAAGCGCGTCATGGAATACCACTCCATGTTTGTCAACGATATCGCACGGAACCGGGATACGAAGGCGGCTAAGGTTGACGAGAACTACGGCAAGGGCCGTGTTATGGGTGCGGAAGTGGCTGTGTCCGTTGGGATGGCCGATAGGGTAGCCACTTTTGAGCAAGTCATCGACGATCTCCGATCCGACAGCGGCAAGAAAAAGAAACTCAGGGCACAAGTTGACCTGATGAAAATACGGTGAGGCGGCAGCTTCATCTTCAATGCGGCAGCATTTGTGTAAGTAAACTAATCATTTTATAGCATTCTAAGGAAATTGACATGAACAAGAGACTGAAAAAGTTCATGGACGAGAAAACCGCGCTCTGCGCGGAAATGGATGCGATCTTGGATATCGAAGGGGCAATGACTCCGGAAAATGAGGCGAAATTCAATTCGCTGAAAACCACAGCCGATACCCTCCAGTCCAGAATCGACAAGGAACTCGTCCTGATGAAAGCGCGGGAAACTGATATGCCTGCGATCAAAGACGGCAACGATGAGGTTCAAACGGAGAATCTTCAGAAGGCCCAAGACAGTAAGCTGGTGATTCCGGCCGAACCGAAACGGCTGTTCACCAACGCCAAGTGCTTCAAGACCGAAGAAAGTCAGAAGTGGGCGTATGTCTGGGGCCAGCAGGTTATGGCGATGTGCGGCAACCGGTTTGCCGCGCAGTATTGCCAAGACTACGGTTATTCTCCGTGGCAGGCCGTCCACAACGAAGGAACCAATACCCAGGGCGGGTATCTGGTATTCCCGGAAATCGACCGCAACATCATTCAGTTGGAACTGGAATACGGCAGCTTCCAAGCGAATGCCCGAAACGTCCCCATGACCACGGAACGAACGGTACGCGACCGCAAGGATAGTGGGTTGACGATGTACGCCGTCGGTGAATCCGATGCCGGAACCGAATCCACGATGGCTTGGAGCCAAGTCGAGTTGATCGCCCGTGATTGGATGGTTCTGACTCGTCTGACCAACCAACTCAACAACGATTCTATCGTCCCCATTATGGATGCTCTCGGTCGTGATGTTGCGATGGCCTCCGCCAAGAAGAAAGACGACGCCGGATTTATTGGCGATGGAACATCAACCTATCACGGAATTACCGGAATCGTAAAACGCCTGCAAGCGGTCAACCTGACCGGATCAACCGTTGACGAAGGCGGCGGCGTTATCATGGCCACCGGCAATGCGTTCTCGGAAGTGGTCTTGGCCGACTTTACCAAGCTGATCGGCATACTTCCGAGCTATGCCGGGACAAATCCGAAGTTCTATTGCCACTCGGCGGTCGCAGGCGGTCTGTTGGACCTCCTGAAGGCGGCCGCTACCGGCAACTCGTTCCTTGATATCCAGAACGGCAAGCCCACTCGGACTTTCCTCGGATATCCGGTCGTAACCAACAACTCGATGGCGTCGGCGGAAGCCACAAACGCATTGATCGTTCTGTTTGGCGATCTTTCGCTTGCGGCCGATTTCGGCGACCGTCAACAAACAACGATGGCAATCTCGGACAGCGCGTATGTAGGTTCGCAGTCAGTGTTCGAGCGCAATCAACTGGCACTTCGATGGACCGAACGGTGGGATATCAACGTACACGACGTTGGCACTTCCACTGTCGCTGGCCCTGTCGTAATGCTCGGCATGAAGTCCAGCTAAGGAGAAATCAATGAACGAGATAGATAAATGTGCAGTAGTGTGGTATCCGCCGAAGGCGGTTGCCACTCAGACAACGTATGCCGATTGGGCCTTTTCCACCGATGGGTATGAACACGCCAATATCTATGTGATGGCGACCACTTCCGCCGCCTCACAAACGGCGTCGTTTACCACGCTGGCGCTGACGGAATCGGATACGGTTACTGTCGCAACGAGTCAGACGACCATCGCCGCGTTTCAGGGCGGTACGGCCACTTCCGCCACGGCGGGGTTTGTGATGCCGACCGGTCAGGAAAACTTGCTCCACGAGTTTCAGGTTGACCTGCGAAAACGAAAACGCTACATCGGCGTCAAGGCGATGACTGGGACCGCCACGGCGACGCTGACCATGATTGCCGTGCTTTCGCGTGGGATGCAAAGCGCGGAAACAACAACCACAAAGCTCATCTTGAATAACGTGATTACGGCTGCGGCGGATTGTGCGCCGACGTTCGTAAACGGTTAATCCTTGATCGAGTCCTTCACTCCGCTACGGGGGGGGCGGCATCCGCCGACCCCCCTGCGGAGGAAGGTTGCATAGCGAAGGAAGGAAACATGATTGTATGGATTGCCTCATGGCCGCGTAGCGGAAATACGCTGGTTCGGCTGATTCTTCGGGATATGTACGGGATTGATTCGTATTCGACCCACGAAGAACCGGAATTGGAACCGATCTTTGGAAAAAGAATAACGGAAAACAATGTAACGCCGGATACCTATATCGGGTTGAGGGACGATCCTAAAGAAACCTTTTTTGTTAAGACACACGCTTATATTCCCGACGGGATGCCGTGTATCTATCTGATCCGGGATGCCCGCGATGCAATGTTGTCTTTGTCCAAGATGTATAGGACCGATATCATCAACATCATAACCGGACAGGGATTCGATTATCCTGGATGGTCTTCCCACTATTGGGCATGGAACGCCAAGAAGCGAGGGAAGTGTATTTATATCAAGTTCGAGGAGTTCATTCAGGACATCCCCGGATTTGCAGACCAGATTGGCCAATGGCTGCATATACGAAAAACCCACGATTACAAGGACGCTTTTGAGGAAAACCGCAAACGGTGTCCTTTGATATTTAACACTCGCGGAGAAAGTCATAAAAACGAAATGCCCGATAGTGTGTTGGAATTGTTCTGGCGCATACACGGGTCAGCGATGAAGGATGCCGGTTATGCTGAGTAACGAGCAGAGTGAAGAAAAAGTAAAACTGAATTTGGGCGGCGGTGAAATACAAATTGACGGATATATCAATGTGGATCGCCATGTTGGGAAAGAGGTCTATCCGCTGGAGTATCCGGATAACAGTGTCGATGAGATTCGAGCGTCGCATATCTTAGAACATTTTTCCTACCATGACACGGTCAAGGTGTTGGAAAACTGGCTTGCCAAGCTGAAACCGGGCGGAATCATCAAGCTGTCCGTCCCGGATTTCAAGAAGATATGCGACCAATACCAGAAGCAACACGATAGCCCGATTAACGGATATGTCATGGGCGGGCAGGTTGACCAAGACGACTGCCATCGAGCGATTTTTGACGAGTTCAGCACAACCCAGCTATTGAGGGCGGTCGGTTTTGTCGATGTTGCGCCGTGGGAATCTGACAATCTGGATACATGTAAACATCCCGTCAGTCTGAATATCCGGGCCATGAAGCCGATATCTGGAATTGTGATGGCCAGAAAAAAGATATCTTTTGCCATGAGTACGCCGAGGTTGACGTTTACGGAAAACGCCAAGTGTCTATTGGGGGTTCTCTTGCGGGTTCCGGCTCAGGTGGAGTGGGGAGAAGGGGCCTATTGGTCGCAGGTGTTGACGAGAACATTAACGACCTGCATGGATCACGGATCCGACTATATCTTTACAACCGATTATGATAGCTGGTACACAGCAGACCATGTAAACAAGATGCTGTCGTTGATGGAGACCCATCCGGAATACGATGTTCTCGTTCCATTGCAAGTCCGAAGGGAAAGCGAACAGATTCTTTTGGGAATGGATAGAACAAAGGATGGGGTGACTCGGTTGACGAAAGAGGATTTCGCACAAGACATCCTCCCGCTATTGACCGGTCATTTCGGGCTGACCCTGTTTCGTCCATCCGCATTGAAGAAGCTGAAGAAGCCGTGGTTTTTGCCGATTCCTGACCCGAACGGGGACTGGGGCGATCTTCGCAGGGATGAGGATGTTTATTTCTGGTATAACTGCCGGGATTGCGGATTGAAGGTGGGGGTTGCCCACGAGGTAAAGATCGGGCACATGCAACTGATTTGTACATTCCCGGATACGGAGCAAAATAACTGGAAACCTCTCCATGTCCCGATATCGGACGTTCGTGCGGGCAAGCTTCCGGCCCATTGTATTCCATAAGGAGTGAAAAATGAAATTGAGACTGATAAAAGCTTTCAACGGACTTCCTCCCGGCTTCATTATGAAAAATGCGTATCGCGGGGTCGGTCAGCAGTTGATCGCGCGCGGGATTGCGGTCGAGATTATCGAAGATAACGAGGATAAGAAGTGTTCCAAAACTGGTCCATCACGACGGACCCGGCAATCGAGCCGGTAACGACGGCCGAAGCCAAAACGCACATGCGGATTACCAGCGTTGCCGATGACACCTATATCGGCCTGTTGATTACCGCCGCGCGGCAATGGTGCGAATACTATCAGAACCGGGCCTATATCGAACAGTCGATTACAATGTACATGGATGATTTTCCCAGCGTGATCTACCTGCCAATGGCCCCGGCGATCTCGGTAACTTCGGTCAAGTATTACAATAGCGCCGGAACCCTGACGACGTTGACTGCGGTTACGGATTACACGGTTGATGTTGTTTCTCAGCCGGGCCGAATTTACGAGGCGTATGACGCATCGTGGCCTGCGTGCAGAAGTATCCGCAACGCTGTACAGGTTATCTATAAGGCCGGGTATGGCGCCGAGGCGGCGGATGTACCGGCAACGGTAAAGCACGCGATCAAGATTCTTGTGGCGACATGGTACGAGAGCCGCGACGCAATATCCGACCTGAAGTTTAATGAGGTTCCGTTTACCGTCAAGGCACTGTTAGACCCCGATTGTATGAACAATATCACTTTCGCATAGGAATTTATGATACCGAACGGCACAGGATCGCTAAGGCATAGCATCGACCTGTACGGCTACACCGTGGCGAAAAATGGCTATGGCGAGGACGTGCAGACTTGGGCGAAATATGACACCGTCTGGGCAGCCATCTATGCCGTATCCTCTTCGGAGGAAGGAAACGCGCAGCAAATAGTCGGAGTGGTAACGCACAAGGTGGTCATCCGATATTTATCCACGGTTGATATCAAGCATCGAATCTATTTTGGGTCTCGTGTTGCCGAAATTGTTTCCGTATCCAACGAAGGGCAGGGGAACGAGTATTTGGTTCTGTTGTGCAACGAGGTGCTATCGTAATGCCTGCCGCACGGTTTGCCATGATGATCGAAGGCGCGGAAGAGTTGAAGGCCAAGCTGGAATCTCTCCGTCTGTCGGAACAACGCGGGGTCTTTACTAAAGCCTTGCGCGTTTCACAAAAGTTAATGCAGAAGATGGCCAAGGTGTTTGTGATGAATATGGTTGGCGGGACAATGGGCAAGTCCATCGCCGAAAATATCATCCTTCGTAAGTTCAAGAAACGCCGAAAGTATTCCGCCGGAGTGAACGTGTTTACCGCTCCGGCATGGATGGCTGCCTCGACACCGGGAACCACGGACGACCCGACGGCCCCGATCTACATCTCGAAGTCAACCGGACGACGGCAGTATATCCCGGCGGCAATCGAGTACGGGCATGTCATTGTTGCACGAGGAAATAAAGGTCTTTCTAAAAGAAGACGCGAAAAGATACGCAAGGCCGGAAACAGCGCTGGGGTGAAGTGGGTTCCTCCGTATCCATATATGCGAAAGTCAAGCGACATGACGACTCCGGAACGGTTTCGGATATTGTCGAATTTCGTGGCCAAGTATTTCGAGGCGGTCTGGGCGAAGAAACACCGTCAAGCGTTCGAGTCGCAGGCGGCCGATTACGATACCAATATGGAACGCTCTACAGGGGATGAATTTTAATGTCGATTGAAGGGGCGATTTACGATGTCTTGCACGATGACGCCACGGTGCTTGGTATTGTTGTTGCCAAGATATACCCGAATAATATCCCGCAGGGCATAACCGTTCCGGCGATATCTTATCACGAGATATCCGGGATGAGGGACCATGTATTAGGTTCGGCTACCGGATTAGTCATGTCCCGATACCAGATCAACTGTTGGGATGATGACTATGCCGGAGTTCGCACATTAGCCAACGCGGTACGAAATGCTCTGGACGATTACGCCGGAACGAAGGATTCAACCTATATCCAACGGGCTTTGATTGACGGTGAAAACGATATATCCGAATTTCCAGCCGACACGCAACTGTTGTTTCGGTACGGCAAAGCATTAGATTTTATTATTTGGTTTAACGAATAGGAGCTAAAACATGAGTACAGGTATTCACGGGTACGGGGCCGTACTGAAACTTGGAACCGATGGTGTATCCAGCAATGCCACATCCGTTGCGAATATTTCAAGCATATCCGGGCCGAATATGACGCGGGATAGTGTGGATATTTCCACATTGACCTCGGCCAGTATCACAAAGGAATTTGTTCCGGGGCTTATTGATCCGGGCGAAATCACATTGGAACTAAACTACAACGAAACCGATGCGGCCTTGCTGACCGGAACCACGGTCGGTATCAATAACCACTACCCGATCTATATTGCCATGAATTTCCCCGACGCAACGGCAACAGCGGCATCGGGAACGGTTGGCAGCAGTTTCGAGGGCATGGGCTTTATTACCAGTCTCGGCCATGCTCTGGATACCGGATCGAAAATCAGCCAGTCGTGCACAATCAAACTGACTGGGGCATTAACCTATACAACTTCTGCGGCAACCTAATAGGAGCATAATATGAGTACAGGAATACATGGTTACGGAGCGGTATTGAAGATGGGTTCGGCCGCATCTTCAGTGGCTTCATTGGCAAATATTTCAAGCATTTCAGGGCCGAATATGACGCGGGATAGTGTGGATATTTCCACATTGACCTCGACCAACATCACCAAGGAATTCATACCGGGTCTGGTCGATGGCGGAGAGATTACCTGCGAATTGAATTACAACGAGACGGACGCGGTAATTCTGACGGGCACAACGTATGGCATTAACAATCATTACCCGGTCTATTGGGAAATCGAATTTCCCGATACGGCGAGTATCTCGGCGGCAAGCAGCTTCAATGGGGCCGGATTCATCACATCGTTAGGACATACGCTGGATACCGGATCGAAAATATCGCAGAGCGTAACCATTAAATTGACCGGAGCGGTAACGTACAGTACGGCCGCATAAATAATCTTATAACGAGTGAAGGAAAACAGTATGGCGACAAAAGAAGAGATTTTAGGTTGTAACGATTCCAAAATTGAACCTCTGGATATCCCGGAATGGAACATGCGGGTTTACATCAAGACCATGAGCGGCACGGAGCGGGATTCGTTCGACCGGATGGTATTGGAAGGACGCGGCCCGGATAAGACGGCGAATATCCGAAACTTCCGGGCCAAGATCGCCGTGTGTTGTATCTGCGATGAAACTGGAAATCGTTTATTCAAGGATACCGATGTTGAAGCGTTGGGCGGCAAGTCGTCGATTGCGTTGGATCGGATCGCGGAGGCGGCTTCAAAACTTAACGCCCTCGGAAAGTCCGATATCGAGGAACTTGAAAAAAACTGATGGCAAGGCCGGAGCGGAAGTTTTATTTCCGTCTGGCCGCCCACCTGGGGATGACGGTACGAGAATTGTTGTCTCGGCTCGATAGCCGCGAACTGTCGGAATGGATCGCCTACTACAATCTCGATCCGTTCGGCGAGGCCAGAGCCGATTACCGTGCGGCGATGCTGGCCTGCCTGACGGCCAACATCAATCGTGGGAAACATGAGCCGTTCAAGATATCCGACTTTATGCCGAACTTTGAACCGAAAAAACCGCAGACGATGGAAGAAATGAAACGAATCCTGATGTCGATATCGAGGCCAGCCGATGGCAGTCATTAGTACATTGATCGCTCGCATGATCGCCGACTTGTCCAAGTGGACTCCGAACATGGAGAAGGGCAAGCGGGATATGACCGCGTTTCAGGCGTCGGCGAAGATGCTCAAGGGTACGTTAAGCTCTCTTGGTATCGGTTTTTCGATTGCTGGGACTGCGTTTGCCGCATTAAAGCTATCGCAAAGGGCCAATGAGACATTGGACCTTGCACGCGGACTTGGGATGTCCGTAGAAAGTTTCCAACGACTTCGGTATGTAATGTCTGCATCCGGTGGCGATGTAGATGCTTTATCTAAAGGATTGTTTCAGTTTATCCGGCGCGTCCAAGATGGCGGTGAAGGAATGGATAAACTGTCCTTTGTAATGCAACGGTATGGATTGACGGTTGAATCGTTACGAAGAAACCCTGAAAAGGCATTACTGAACATCACAAAACAGATTGATCGATTGGGTGTTACAACCGAAGTTACCTCCGACATGTTTCAGTTATTCGGTCGCGCAACTGTAGGGTTGTTTCCGGTACTATCAGGCGGAGCGGACAGCTTTCAGAAACTATCCAAAGAAGCGGAAAAGTATGGGGTCGTATTGTCCGAGGTACAGTTATTGCAAGCGCAAGTTCTTAGTATTCAGGCCGCCAAAGGAAAACAAATAATCGGATCGCTCGGCACAAAGATTGTCGGCGGAGCAACTTTTGGTATTGAGTCCTATGCGAAGGCATGGAAGGAAATGGGCCTGCTGGGTAAAATTACATCAACTACTTTGCCGGGCATGGTTTATTGGTGGCATAAAGCTGGACAAGCCGCCGTAGAATTGGAAGAAGATTATTACAAGCAAGTCATTGCTGCGAACGCGGCAACGGCGGCAACAACCATTTGGAATAAGGCGTTAGAGGAAAATGCCGAACTATTAAAAGACGTAGCATCCATCGAAAGTAAGTTGCGGACTCCCCAAGAAGTATTGGCCGACACGATCAATGTCTTGGATATTGCTCTCGGCAGAAACCAAATCACTCTGGAAAGATATGAAACCACTTTGGGCCGTTTGTATGACGAATTTGAACGACCTGAACGGGAGAAGATGGAGAAGTGGGCCGAACAAATGATGGAAGAGGCCATGACTCCGATGGATAAGTATCTGAGTAAGATGGATGAGATTACTAAATTAAGAAGGTATTTCTGGAAGGATGCTGCCTTAACCGAAAGAGAACTATACATACTGGATAGTGCAGTTAAGAACGCCGAAAAGGAATATGCAGATGCTTCCAAACCGGAATCCATTCGGCGAGGCCGCGATTCATTTATGGAGGTATCGCCTTTAATGTCAGTGTCTGGTTTAACGATTGGCAAGAGTCTGGAACAGAAACAGGCGGCGGATATTGCGGCAATTCGATCTACCATCGAAAGAATGTCGAAAGACTACGGACTGAACTAAAAGAAAGAAGCAATGACAGCTACCATCCACGATGTTTTGGTTAACGGCGAAACGGCTTCCGAAACCGCTACAGGTTTCACCGTTCAACGGAAGGTGATGATATCCAATCTTGTGTACGGAACCTACGCGCGCGGGGGCGGGCCGATCATCACTGTCGATAACCTGATTCCCGTTGCGTTGGATGCTTTGGATTATTATTACAGCGGCCGGTATGCTATCGGAGCGCAACATCCGGGTATCCCCGCTCAATGCTATCTCCGCGAAAGATCGCCGCGTGCGGTATCGAAAGACATCGTAGAGGTTACGCTATCCTACGAATCGTTTCTGATGTCCTATGCCAAGATGTCTTTTAACGGCGGGGTTGAGGGCGTTGAATGTAATCGGGGGTGGGCCAGAACAACCGCATCGTTTGAATCCGGTGATGCTGCGTATGCCTCTTCAAAAGAGGATATGTACGTTCTGAATAAATCATCTACAAAAGAGGGATGTTCTACAAACGCTAATATCACTATTGTTCAGATTATCGCCGAACAGGACGAGCTTATATCAGAAGATGCACTGATAGAAAAGATCATGCTGAATACGGGCCGACTTAATTCCTCTATTTTCTTTGGGAGAGTGCCTGGATTTGTGTATTGTCAGGAGATTCATGCAGATCGTATCTATGCGTTTCAGTACGGACCCGACAAGACCGATATGGGATATTACAATGTTCGGTATGTATTCTCGTGCCGATTAACCCCCACGAATTTACATTGGGATAGCGAAGTGGTATATACCGATCCAGAAACGGGGAGGCCGATAGACCCGTCCGTGGTTGGATCGCAACGAAAACGGTATCGTGTATATGGAACTACTGATTTTAATGCGTTGGGAATTCGGGGGATTCGTGCCCCAAGACAGACGAAATAAGAGGGTATTATGGCAGATGTACGATGGATAGGCGGCGCGGCCGCTGTTGCACAAGTCGATGACATAACCCCTGGCGGTACGATAGAGGCCGGGGATATATTTATTTTGACCGTTACCGGGGAAAACGCCGATACAACTACGGTTACCTTTACGGCAACAGCGACGACAGTGGCCAATGTTACCGCCGGATTAACGGCAGCATGGAACGCCAGCACGCATTACCTTTGTACGCCGATCACGGCTGCGGACGTTACCACCAAGCTGACACTTACGGCGGATTCGGCGGGTGTGCCGTTCTATGTCGCGGCAACGACTACCGAAGCGGGCGGAGGGGCGGCTGACGATCAAACGATTGTCAGGTCGTCTGGTACGGCCAATTCCGGACCCTACGATTTCGCCACGGCATTGAACTGGGACACAGGAGTCGTCCCGGGCGCGTCGGCCTTGCAAAGTATCATCATCGAAGGCGCGACGATCCTGTACGGATTGAACCGAACGGCGGCGGCGGAGGCCCCGTACTATGTGGAAATCAACGATTCGCAGATTTCGCAGAATCCATCGAGGGGTCGTGATCCGGCCTATCTCTATTGGGATGACGCTGCGAATATTGTCATCAATAATTACTATGGTCCGGGTTCACCAACCTACGCATCTCCGATGTTCATCAAGACGACGGTATCGACGCCGACCATTACCGTCTATAACACAGGCACAAACTCAGATACCGATTTGCCTGCCGTTTGGCTTTACACGACGGACGCTAATGCGATCATTAACGTACTGTCCGGCAAGGTGGGTATCGGATACGAGGAAAAGTACGCGGCTGGCAACGTCAATGTAGCAACGCTAAATGTCAGTTCCGGCGCGTATGTCTATATCGGAACGGCAACCACGACGACGATCAACAATAACGGCGGAACGGTTGTACGCAATAACAGCGGCGAGTATATGGCAACCTATCGGCAGACCGGCGGCACGTTCTCAGGATATGGGGCGGCAACCACAACGATTATCAGCGGCGGAACTTATGATGCGATACACGATTCGGATACCTCAAGCTGCGTATTTACGGTCAATAGCGGGTCGGTTACGATTAAAGACGGCGGGGCCTATACCGGATTGATGGACTCTCTTATCCTTAACGGGGGGTATGTCTATTACAATGCCGGTGGAACGGTTACTCTGGCAACGGTGCTTGGCGGTACTCTGGATATGACGGCCTGTGCAAAAACCAACACGATTACCACCTTGAAACTGGACGCTCCGGGCGTGTTCAAGTACAACCCGGCCCAGACAACGCTGACGAACAAGATTCAGCCGTCCAGCACGAATAAAGTGATAACCTACGCGGCGGCCTAATGCTACAGGAATTCAAACAAGGTCCGGCAGGTCTTGTCCGAAGGATCAATGAGGCGATCCGTCTTTGCAAGCAGGTTTGGAACATGCGAGGGGACGGCACGATCACGGTACGCCGCGGGGAGAACGGCGTTGTAGTCGGGCTGGACATCAATCAGTTACTTCCGAAGATACCGAAATCCGGCGGGGCAACCGGGATTCATTCGGCTTTCTGTAAAACCGACGCTGGGGCTGGGGCAACGATTGTCTGCTTTCTGGATACCGACACGACGGGCACGGAAATCACGGTCAACTGTGTGATCTGCGGAGGGACAGCATTGAATTCCGCATTTCCCCGGCTGGTCGATGGGACAAGAATATTTGTAATCAATGACGGCGGGACGTGGCGGGCCTTGCAGATATTCCAAGCATCGGAGGATTGTTGATGTGCCCGGCCGCGTGGAACCCATCTTCACTAAAACTGTATTCCGGCACTACCGGGAAAATATGCGCTACGTGTTGCGGGACTTCGATTTCGTGCCCCGAAAAATATACAGTATCCTTTTGCGATATTATTTCGTGCAGTCCTCCGGCTTTCGGTCCCTTCCTTACCGGGTCAGATTGGATGCCTGGGACTTTCGTATCTTACAACGGAAAACTCTGGCACGCCCACACAGCGCATTATGCAACGCAATGGTATCCGCAATATTGGGAAGAGTTTGACTCCTATTATAATGCGGAGCGGGTAAACAAAACGTTTGTGCTTACCAGAAACGAAGGCGAGTGCGATTATGTGTATGAGGATGGCGTTGTCTATATCCGGCTACGGTTTACCGTTCCAATCTATGCTCTGTTTTATGCGGCCGTAAGGCATCGGCTCTATCCATCCGAATATTCCTCTGACGCATTGGCTCCGTATAAGAGCGTATTTAGAGGGTCGATATCGCACACCCCGTCCGCTCCTGTGTGGTGCGAAGAGGTCAACAACGACAACAGTTCTTCTGTTTCATGTATCGGTTTGTTGGTCGATGACGGGTTTACCTACGATTATAACTTGAACGGGAGCGATGTAATCGGTCATGGCGGCAAGGCAAAGTTTTGGCCTGGAACCTTTGAGGGATGGGAGATTCATACCGGATACCAAGTCGGGAAAATCGTGGCGCATCGTGCCGAAAAATATACTTGTACGGCAAGCCACTATTCGACCCTCGCAAGCGAGCCCGGTCTTGGCGATCAATGGGCGTCCTATTGGACGATCAATACGGATTGCGAATAATGGGATGTTGCGGAAAAGTTAAATCAATTGTTCAGGGATTTTCGGCTTTGGCTCGCGGCAAAAAGTACGAATTCACCGACAGCCGAATCCGTATCTGTCAACAGTGCGAAAATAACTACTGGGTAGCAAAAACGTTATGGTGTTCGATTTGTCGGTGTTTTATTCCGGCCAAAGCAAGAGTGGAATCTGAGAAGTGCCCTCTAATGAAATGGCAGGCGACATGAGAAGCATGAAATCAAAAATGAGAAGCGCCAAGCGGCGGCGATTGGCCGGGCAGGTTTCTTTTGGGGCTGTGGTATCGCCAAGCGAGCCGGTATCTCCTGCGACTAACCGGATTTGGTTTTTCCATGTTGGCAGGGATAGCCAGGCGAATATCGAGTCCATCGTTTCATCCACCTTTGTTACGCATGTATTGATCTATGTCGGGAACCGGCATACGAACGATTACACGACTACCTATGACAGCTTGCTCCGGTACGTCGTTTCGACGATTCGCAAAGCGGGTAAGAAGTCTGGGATCGTGCGGAATTTCTGGCCGACGACGACGGCAAAAGGGCATGACGCAACAATTATGTTTTCTTCGTCGTATTATGCCGGAGAGGTTGCGGCATTGATGGAATTGAGGGCCGCCTACGGATGTGATTACATCGGCTTCGATATGGAAGCGTATGCCCCATCGACGAATCCGGTCTATCCGTATCTGTCGTGGGCGGATAACTATGTTCCGACGGCGGACGATATTGTCAATGTGAACGCGGCGGTGTCGTATGCGACGGGGCTGCATGGTCAGGTCGATTATATATATCCCGGCGGGTCGGTTCGGACGTATCATTTCTACAATCTGCTGGATTCGCTTGCGATGAATTCGATCATCACCAGCACGTATTACGATAAGCCGGTCGATATCGCCAACCAGATTGCGGGTAAGACCCTGACGACGGTATTCCACTCGATGTACCTGCATACCACCAAGGAAAACGTCTCTGTGCCGGAAAATCAGTACTACCTGTGTTCGGAGATTGCCGCGACGGAGGCGGAGTTTGAAGGGTATGGCGGGGTGTTTTTGTATCCGAAAGAAGACAATGTAACCGCAGTAATCGCTGCGTTATTGGCGATCGGGTGACAGCAAAGAGGGAACTTATTTGGAGCAACGATGGATATGGCAGACGATAAGACGCTTTTAGAAAAGAGGGTGGATCGGATCGAGCATGTGATCTGGTTTCAGGACGATTCGATTGTCATCAACGTAGCGGCGACGAAGGAACGGACCAACCGGATCGACACGACGGAGAAGGTGGCGCGGCGAGCGGCGACGCAGGCAACGATTTCGATCATCGGATGCGTTCTTACCGTGCTGGGGATGATTTTGATGATTGTATTGAAACTGTGGAAATAGCGGGCGTAACGAGGACGAAGCCGGAAACGAGACTTCGATGTGCCAAACAAACGAGTCAGGAGTTGTACCTATGGCGGACACCGAAATGTACGATCTTCTTTGTAAGGGTCGGTTCGATGAGCTGTGCAGGAAACTGGATTCGATTGAGGGCAAGCTGCTTTCCGGAGACACGCCGCTGATCGTTCGTGTGGATCGTTTGGAGCAGTGTAAGAAAATGACCGCAAGGGGGTTTTGGATTGCGGTAACGGCTTTTGTCGTCGGTGTTGCGAATCTGTTGTTTGCGCGATTCAAGAATTAGAAACGGGTCTGGGCCGGTGGGTGTTCTACCCTGCGGCCCCACCTTAACCGAAAGGACGAAAAATGAGTATCTCAGAAGTGTTATTGATTTCAGCCGCGGTGGTAACGTCGATTGTGCAGTTGATGAAAAAGACGGTGGGCCTTGAAAAGATCAAGGATTGGATCGAGTGGGTCGCTCTCGTTCTCGGCGTGGTGGTTTTCTTTGTGTACTGTAAAGCCGAGGGTCTTGACGTTTCGATCTGGGGCGCTCTGTCCAACGGGCTGATTGTCGGTCTGTCTTCGATTGGCCTGTATCAGGCGACGGGAACCGTTCCGGGCGTTAAGAATCTTGTGAAGTGAGGCGTGAAATGAAGCGATATCTACTCCTGTTTTTGCTGCTGTGCGGGCTGGCGTGCGGGGCGACATACCACGCGATGGCGACGGCGCAGGGGGCGGCGAACGGGACATCGAAGGCCAATGCGTGGGCGTTTACAACAGCGATGTTGGCTACGTCGATTGCGGCGGGAGATACGGTGTATCTGTACGACGATGCCGGGTCGTTTGGCGATGTAACGATGGATGACAATTCGCCGAATTGTGCGGAGGGAACGGCGGGCAATCCGATCACCTTTGTTGCTTATCCGGGCGAGACTCCTTTTTTTCATTCGTTGGTTTTTGCTTCCTACGCGGCGACAGAGGCGTACTTGGTGTTCGACGGCTTAACGATTGACCCGTCGGGCGTTCAGGGGACGTACACGACAGCGATTTCAATCGCGGGCGGCGGAAACTTTACATTTCAGAACTGTCTGATTTACAGCGATTATGAATCCTATACGACGATTTACGGGCGGTGTTATTCGCGAAGTTCCGTCCGGTCGGCGGTCAAATTAACCGTGGGATCGTCGGTTGCGCCGCACAACATCACGTTTACTAATTGTAAATTCAAGTGCGACAATGTTATTTCGACGCCGACAGTAATTTTTGCTTACGATATTATGTTCGATGGGTGTACCTTCTCTGAGGGGGGGGCGGACGGATGGGTCGGCGTCGCTCAAAATTTGACGATTCAAAATTGTACGTTCTACGATCAGGACTGGCACAGAACGTATCAGGTCAAGAGCGGGGGCACGGAATCCGGCGTATTTACGCCGGGTGAGACGATCACGCAGGCCGTCAGCGGCGCCACGGGGATCGTCGCCGAAACAATCTCGGGTGTAACCTACTGGCATCAATCGTCGGCGACGGCGTTTGTGGCGAATCAGACGATCACGGGAGCGACCAGCGGGCAGACGATCTCCGGCACGTTTTCGATCACGACGGCGCACTCAGACGCGATTCAGGTTGTTCTGTCGTCGAGAGCCATCGCCACGGTAACGGTGGGCAATCCAACACAGATTACCGTAACCTCGTCGCATGGCATCAAGAGCGGAGATACTGTTTATCTGACGGGGCTTACCGGCGCGGACGCGGCTACGCTGAATAGTCTGGAGTTCACGGCTACGTATGTGGGCTCAACCAATTTTACCATTCCCGTCAACACGACGGGGATGACGATCACGCCCGATGCGTCGAGCCGATCGTGCCCCGTGTTGAAAAATCTCGTGATTCAGCGAAATAAATTTTACAACATCTCCGGAAATTCGGCGATTTACGTTACGGTTGCAGGCTCGAAGTCAGACAATCTGATGTGGGACGGCATTACAATCGAGTCCAATTTGGTTTACACAACGGATACTTCCTACGGAATCGACCTGATTGGAATCAATACCGGAACCCATGCTAACTGCAAGGTCAACAACAACACGGTTTTTGCCACGAAGTATGACCGTGGAATCTACATGGGAGTCAGCGCGACGTATGGCGGCTGCCGTGTGGATCAAATGTACAACAATCTGGGGGCAGGGATCACGATCGCAGCCGATAACGGTGCGTATGCCGGAATCGTAACAGCCCACGATAACAACTCATTCGGCAACGAAGTCGATACGTCGAATCATTGGACGAACAGTGCCAACGATCTCACAAACGCGGTTCTGACTTCAGACTACTTCACCAACTACGCGGGCGATGTCTATACGCTCAAGGCCGGTTCTCCCGCGATCGACAGCGGCTCGGTGCTGGGTGCGACTTTGGATATTAACGGTGCTACGTTTGGCGGCCTCCCTGAACGGGGGTGCTACGCCTATCTCGGAAATAAACTGGTACTGATAAGGAAATGACCATGCGAAAACTAATGATTGGATTGATGTTTCTGGCGTGCGTGTCGATGACGATGGCCGGAACCATTCAAGTGGACGGCGGAATACTGAAACAGTCTACGGCGGTTACGATCCCTGTCGGCCCGTTTGAAGACGACGCCGGGGATGGTGTGCTCGTTACCGTAACTCCGAACGATATGAACGCCACCTTCGTGTATAGCGATGGAACGCAGGTCGAAAATACAGACTTGTCCGCCGCAACAAATCTGTTGACTGTTATCAACGGAACCGATCCCGACGCATGGGCAACGATTCTGATTACAGCCGCGAATACGGCGAATCTCGGCCCGCTGATTATGACGCTGTGGGACGATGGCGGTAATATTTGCGAACCGATTACCTATCGGTTTCAGGTCGTTACCGCCGACTACTACAACACCATGTTCACCGCGTCAACCATCGCAACGGCGGCGGATATCGCTACAACGGTCTGGCAGGATGCTACCGCGGGCGACTTTACCGTGGCGAGCAGTATCGGTAAGGCGCTGTACGTATCCAATGTCGCGCCGGGTGGTGCGGGCGGTTTGGCCATTGTCGGTTCGGCTATGACGCTGGCCGACGATTCGATCACGGCGGCCAAGATCGCGACGAACGCGATAAGCGCGTCGAAGATCGCAGCGAACGCGATAGGCGCGTCGGAGATCGCGACAGATGCGGCGATGGAGATTGCCAGCGGTGGCGGGCCGTCTGTATCCGCAGACAATGTGTCGCTGCCGGAAACCAGCAGGAATTCGTTCATACCAGATACAAGCCCGTCGTTCGATGCGACTTATTGTATATTGATTTTGTACGACAATAGCGCAACAAGTCATTCATATCATCTTATAATAAGTCATACAGACCGAGGAACGGCCACGGAGAGAATTACGTTTTTTCCGTCGATAACTTATACTTTTGGAACAGACGACACCTATTCGATTGTTGGGGGATTTGGCGGGTTGAGTCACACAAATATCATGCAGTATTCGCCGCGTTAATCTTTTCTGGATGTAGAGACATTGGAGAACGTGCGGCCGTGTCGTTTGTTTACCGCGTCGCGCCATGCCACAAACTCGGTCATGGTTTTCGTGTCCATCCTGTGCGGCGGCTTACGGAATTTCTCCGGGATCGGCTGTAGATCGTTCATGTCCAGCATGACGCCAAGCCACGGGCTGGCCTGCGCGCCGGTGTAATGACATACCCCGTCGTCTCCCTGCCAAATCTCCGTTAATAGTTTGTAGTCTGAGCGTACAGTGTCCAGTCGATGCGAGAATGTATTCAAATTAAGCTTCTTATAATCCTCAAAATAACGAACAAAGATTGCGTTAAAAAGAGTTGCGGCGGCCAATCCGTATCCTCGTTTTTTTGCGGACTCGACAATCGACAGCGGAGAATTCCCGTTGTGCAGTTCTCCCGGTTCGGACCGGTACAATACCGTGTTTGACATTGTAGGGTTGTATTCGATGATTACCACGCGCGGGTGGTAATGTATCAGAGACTCCCATACCGCAAGATCGTAACTGTCGATGTCGATGGATAAGAGATCGAACATCGACGGACACGGCGTTTTGCTCAGTATTGTATCCAGCGAATTATCCCCTGCACATTCTACCGTTTTGTGGATACAAGTTACTTTTGGATTCCATCCGTGGTTCAGTTTCAAATATTGGAACGAATGATCTTCCGATTCTATCATTACCGCGTTCCATTGTGCGAGTCGGATGAATAGGAACGTGTTGCTATTGGTAATACCGTCGCCCGCCCCAAATTCCACACACCATCCGGTTTTGACGCCGATCACATCGAATATCTTTTTAAGGATACCATCTTCTCCACACTGGGAGTGTTTTCCGTCTTTCGTATAGGCGTTAAGCCACTGCGGATCGTTCATGGATTCTTCTTTCTAATAGCGAGACCTACTGTTGAATTATACTTAATTATCGAATACGGCGCTCCGTGCTCGTCCTTGTGATCTTGGATTTCGTATTCTAAATTTCTTGCGTAAGTACGGATCAAGTCAGAAAAATGGTAGTCGCCCAATTCTTTTAACCTAAGTCTTGTTAGCAATAGCATCGCCAAAAGTGCATCTTCGCGGGTCATATCCTTCCCATCTTAACATTGTCATTCTATGCGTCTATTTGCCGCTACAATCGAATTTCGTCCCGCTTGGGTATCCCCCCCGCATACCTTTAGCCGGGAAAACGCGCCTAAATCAATCCTGCGCGGTTTTTGAATAGCGTGGTATCGTACCACGTCAGGCATACCGCCAAAGCGTTCCAGCAATGAGAGGAGACCCCGTACAGCGGACCGGGGTTTTTCTTGGTTCCGATCTGCCTGACCTTACCGCCGCCGGTAGGTGGAAATCGGTCGATGATCGCCTGCTGGATATTTGCGTCTCTGGCTCTGGCCGTTCCGCAGTGGTGGATTTTACACTGATGGCGGGTTACGGTATATTTGTACCGTTCCGCCCAGTCCGGGATACCGTAGTATCCGTACAGCAACGCTCCGATGAACTCCACCGTATCGAACGTCTCTTTGCCGACCGCCATTCCCATACACGCAATCCGTTCGACTATGAGATACGTGTCCTGTTCGTAAGTAATCTCATCCAGCAATCCGACATTCGATTGAATTCCGCAGTCCATGATTTTCATTTCGCCCGGTTCGTACCTTACCCATCCGCTTTCCGTCGTGCCTGGGTCAACGCCGATTAAGATCATTGTTTTTTCCTTTTCCAGAGGATTATCCCTTCAATCGCCAGCAGAAGGAAGATCAAGTCCCTGATCATCAAAGACCGTGTGTCGGTCATGTAGTGTATCACCGCCGAAAGAACATTGGATGCCGTCCACAGGTAAAAACATTCAATCCTGCGCCTGTTGTTCAGTATCACGCCTGATACCGCTAAAATCGTCGTTATAGTTCCGATGATCTCGATCATGGATTCTCCTTTCCTAATGTGTAACACGGACACTCAGACGTTGGAATCCTTGCCGCGTCTTTGAGTACCGGGTTGTGAAACTCGTGCTCCCGTGAGTTGTAAATCGGCAGTTCGATTCAGAATAAGTACACCGCAAGGCAAGGATTTCGCAATACTCACACTGTGCGATGGTTTTCGTTCTGTGTACGCGGAAGGCGAAATTGCTGAAGATGGTTCCGGGCATTTTATTGGTTCCTTTCTTTGCTCATCTCATCCACTTCTTTGATTGCTTGCATAATGCACGCCGCCACTTGCGGAACGATGGCGTTTCCGAGGGATTTAAGGCGGTCCACTCTGAAGGGTATCCCATCATCCACTCGACAAAGGCGGGCTGCAACTTCAATCCACCCCTCCGTCCACCTCCCGAAATTGCCGTCATAGCATTCTGAAGGCCATCTCCCGGCGAGTCCGCTCCCCTTTGTGTACATCCTTTCCAGTCGCGGAATTTCGGTGTCGGGAGCATGGCAATCTGATCGTTCAGGCACAGGGGCATCTTGCGGACAGTATATCGGTCGTGAAGATTTTTCGGACTTCTCGGTCCCCGTTCCATGTTCGCATCCGGAGTTCGCAACAATCCACACCCTGTCTCGTCTGTGCGGGGCGTTGACGGCGCAAGCTGGAATAATAAACGTTTGCACGGTGTAACCTTCCATTTCCAGATCAGCAATACTCTGGTCGAGTCCCAGATTGATGAAGCCAGCAACATTTTCGCCAACGATCCAACGGGGTCGGGTTTCTCGGATAACGCGATACATTTCCGGCCATAATGCGCGGTCATCGCCCGCGCCTCTTCGTTTCCCGGCGCAACTATAGGGCTGGCAGGGGAATCCACCTGTAAGGAGGTCAATGGCTCCTGAATCTTCTCCCTGAGATTCGCACACCCACCTTTTTTCAATCTCTTCGCCCTCGCTTCCGGGCTGTTTCCGAATACCGGAAGGTGGTCTAATGCTTGTGGTGTTGGCAATAGCGGTTCCATTGAAGTCCTTTATATCTGAATGAATCGGTACGTCTGGCCAGTGTTTTTTGAGTACAGCCTGGCAGAACGGATCAATCTCAACGAAAGAAACGATCTCATGTTCCTTGCCCCATACCCATTGGGCCGCCAAAGCGAAACCGCCAATCCCGCTGAACAGGTCAAGATGTCTCATCTCATCCTCTTGCCGCATTTCGGCTTGTGGTCATTTTGTGTCCGTATTTCATTTTCATGGATCCCTCTTAAAACAGTCCTGTTTTCAGACAATGCGGGCTGATTATCAATCGCTCTCGATGTCGATTCTTGCTGCCTGCCGACTCTTTGCCGCCGAGATTCCCGTATCCTCCGTTTGCTTTCCATTCATGGATACGCCATCCCGCGTCGATCAAGGTTTGATACTCGTCGTCGTACCCGGCAACTACAATCCGATAGTCTGGGTTCTTGCCGCGTTCCAGACACCATGCCTCTACGTCTTTGCCGACGGTCATGGAATCATGATGGTAGATGGATTCGTCGCGGCCGCTTGTCGCATACGGCGGGTCGAAAAAGAATCCTACCGGCGGTTTACGGGCCTGCCAATTCCCGCCGCAGATTCGCGTCCAGTCGCCACAGACGACCTTGACATTCCGAAGCCGGGCGGACAAGGCCCGTAACCATCCGTACACGCCGTTTTCCTGCGTCGAAAACACGCCCTTATCGTTGGCCAGATGCGGTATCTTGGTCGTCGAAAACACGCCCTTATCGTTGGCCAGATGCGGTATCTGGGTCGTTGAAAACACGCCCTTATCATTTGCCAGATGCGGTATCTTGGTCGTTGAAAACACGCCCTTATCATTTGTCAGATGCGGTATCTTGGTTGGGCGCGTCAGCCCGGAACCGATCCAGCAGGAGGCACACCAGATCCAGTATCCGGCTTGTTTCGGATCGTGCCATTCCGGATCGTTGCATAGATTCTCCAGCAAGCGGGATTCGTTTTGAAGCAACGACTTCTTGCGGGCCATGAGATCGGCATGATTGATCGGCCAGTCGCACCACTTGGCCGTTTCGTCTGGACTGAATTGAATCGAACGCCATACGTTGGAGATAAACCCGTCCTTGTCGCAGACGATTTCGTATATCTTATCTTGATTTGTCGGCGGACGTTTCAGCAATACCGCGCCGGAGCCAAAAAACGGCTCCATGTACTGTTTCACATCGCCGAGATAAGACCAAACGATATCCGCAACCATTGATTTACCTCCGAAGTAGGAGAACGGGGCTTTTAGACCCCGTTCCATATACCTCCTGTTTTGTAAGGACATTGATTCAATCATATTTTCCCCGCTTCTTTTAGCATTGCGATTCGGTTTTCGTGCATCTTCATTCGTTCCTCGTGTCCGGAAAAACAGTGCGAAAACGATTCGCTGTGGACAATTTTAACGCCGGGAATTGCCAGCGGATGAGTCGGCTCTGTGTCCAATTTGTGGACCTTCTTTCTGGTTTTCCACTGCTTGAAATATTTGCTATGGCACGACTTGCATTTCCACTGAAACCCGCCGTGCCGCTTCGAGAAATACCGTTCGGTCAGCGGGTGCTCCTTTTCGCATTGCCGACACCATCGGCGTCCCGGCTTGTTCTTGGGACGCTTGCTCATCTCATGTCCGTCCAGTTAATCACGACACCCACAAAATCTTGGGGGCCATATTGTTTGCGAAAGAAATCATAAAAATCCCTCTGAGCATCGAATCCGTCATCTTGGATGAATTGCAGTAAGCGGCCACCAAAGAGATATTTACCGCTTAACATTATCGAGTTGGTTCGTATTTCGACACGATAAATACCGCTGCACTCAACCTCTTTAATTCTTCGATAGTGCTTGGTACGCAGGCCGGTACAAAGAATCAACGTATCCCCGGGTATAATCGCACGTTTCCGTTCCTTGCGGATAGTCTGGCACTTGATTCCCGATTCGATCAATGGGATGAATTGAGGTTTGAAACTGATTAAGTGTTTCATTTTCCTTGCTCCTGTTTATGTCCGTCCTCAAATTCAGACATCAGATTGGCCAGCTTGACACGTGCTGATTTGGCGGCGTCGCTGTAATTGTAATAGGTCAGATTATGCAAGGCGTGCGCTTCCGCTTCCGTCAGGGTTATGGTTTTCTCGCCACGCTTCAGTCTATCGACCAACTTTTCTATTTTTTCAACGTCCGTCATTTTCCTTGCTCCCTTAAAACAGTCCTGACCGCCTTGATGTTGACCTTGCCTTTACAGGGTGTCATTGCCAGCCCCAGAGAGTCATCTGGATTTAGCGTATATGCGCCCGCCCTACGCCAGTGTTTTTTTCCACAATGGGGACATTCATACACCCAAAAGAATCGCCCGCCATTGCGTCTCAGTTTTCCGGCTACCCTTGTCCATTTCTCAAATTCCATCGTATCCTACTTGACCCTTCTTTGTGCTGATATGCAGAATGCCGCCGCGCGAAGCCACACTTCTGGGCCGGAGATATCTTCGACAAGACGACTCCATTGCATAGGCAACTGCATATCCGATTCGATGAGATAATTTCTTGCCGCGAACGCGAAACCGCAAAGATTCCACGGTCTCGGTCCCTCGCAACGAACAAAATCCGGTCCGGGACACTGACAAACATCCCATTCAATATTTGACACGCCGTTTGCATACAGCCAGTCGCAGAGTTGCTGGCCGTTCATCTTTTCAAGTATTCTGGAATGTAAATTGTCTTGTTCTTGATGGTTGTCTTTTTGTATCGCTTGAATAGCGGTCAAAAAAATCCGTGAAGTTGCTTCTTCGTCTTTTCTTTTACAGAGAGAGTGGGCAGATGTCTTTTTTCATTGTTTGTCCTTTTGATTAATATGAAGATTTAATTGCTTTCTAATGTCGTTGACCTTCCGGACAAGCAGGTTGATTTTCTCCAGAAAGATTCCGTCCATCGCTGTACGGTACTGTGTTTCCGTTGGGATTTCCTTCAAATCGTCCAGTTCTTCGTTCATGGGTTCCGTTTCTTTTGTTCCTGTCTCACGACCGCCGACGTGCTGCTTCCCGCCGACGTGCTGAGTCCCGCCGACGTGCTGATCTCCGCCGACGTACTGATCTCTGATGACGAACTGATTCCACTCGACGTGCTGATACCCGATGACGCGCTGATCCCCGCTGACGCGCTGAGTCCTGCCGACGTACTGATCCCTGCCGACGTGCTGATACTTGCCGACGTACTGATCCCTGCCGACGCGCTGATCTCCGCCGACGTACTGATCCCTCTTGACGTGCTGATTCCCCTCGACACGCTGATCCCCGCCGACGCTGATAGATTTGGTCGAATAGTGATTCCCGCCTACGGTCATTGACCCCAACACCCGCAGGTTGACTCGTATCTCGACGTTGCATTTAATGTCCAACTCCGGAATTTCGTACCACCCGTTTTCCGCAGCGGTCAGGCCCGGGTACTTTTCGTCGATGATTATTGTATCCATTTTCATCCTTTCAATTCGATCACAATTAGTCCTTGGGTATCTCTTGTTCTTTTGTTCCTGTCTCACGACCGCCGACATACTGATACCCGACGACGTGCTGATACCCGACGACGCGCTGCTTCCCGCCGACGTACTGATCCCTGCCGACGTGCTGATACTTGCCGACGTGCTGATTCCCCTCGACACGCTGATTCCCCTCGATGTGCTGATCCCCGACGACGTGCTGACCCCCATCGACACGCTGATCCCCGCCGACGCTGATAGATTTTGTTGAATAGTGATTCCCGCCTACGGTCATGGACCCCAACACCCGCAGGTTGACTCGTATCTCGACGTTGCATTTAATGTCCAACTCCGGAATCTCGTACCACTCGTTTTTCCTAGCGGTCAGGCCCGGGTACTTTTCGTCGATGATTGTATCCATTTTCATCCTTTCAATTCGATCACAATTAGTCCTTGGGTATCTCTTGTTCTTTTGTTTCTGTCTCACGACCGCCGACATGCTGCTTCCCGCCGACGTGCTGCTTCCCGCCGACGTACTGCTTCCCGCTGACGCGCTGATACTTGCCGACGTACTGATTTCCCTCGACGTACTGATCCCTGCCGACGTACTGCTTCCCGACGACGTGCTGATCCCCCTCGACGCGCTGATCCCCGCCGACGTACTGATTTCCCTCGACGTACTGATCTCTGCCGACGTACTGATACCCGACGACGTGCTGATCCCCGCTGACGCGCTGATCCCCGCCGACGTGCTGATCTCCGCCGACGTACTGATCTCCGCCGACGCGCTGATACCCGCCGACGCGCTGATACCCGACGACGCGCTGCTTCCCGACGACGCGCTGCTTCCCGCCGACGTACTGATACCTGCCGACGCTGATAGATTTGGTCGAATAGTGATTCCCGCTTACGGTCATGGACTTCAGCACATGCAGGTTGACTCGTATCTCGACGTTGCCTTTAATGTCCAACTCCGGGATTTCGTACCACTCGTTATCCGCAGCGGTCAGGCCCGGGTACTTCTCGTCGATGATTGTTGTTTCCATTTGCATCCTTTCTCTTGTTTCGGACAGTTATTGGGCTTCTTCTTTACAACTTGTTCAGCCATTCGGTAAATCGTTCCACTTTGGAAGCGTATTCCTGTTTTTCTTTGTCGAGTCCTTCTTTGATATCCACTTGACGGGAGTCTAATTTTTCCGCCTTTGCTTGTTTGCATCGTTCAAAGTATTGTGTCAGATAATCAACCCACGGCCCTTCGACTTGGAAACCGATCTTTTTGCCGTTTTCGTTAAATTCGTATCGAGTACAATACCAATTGGTTTTGTACCAGACCAATAATTCCTCTTTGTCCAAAACAACGGAAATTTTTACCGTGTCTGCTGTACTATGCGAATCCAACACTATTCTATACCGGCAGTCTATTTCGGGTAATTTGTCCCACAGGTGAAGCCACTTTATTACATCAACAATTTCGCTTGTGTTCATAGGCATTTTTCATCCTTTCCAATAGGCCGCTACTCGACAACACGTTCATAATATCTATGTGCGAATGGTGGGGCGGGCCGGATTGTGGGGAGTGTGATCCGGCTTTCCCTCACGGCTTTCGCCGCCGCCCCGTATTTTCAAAGAGCTAACTTCTCTTCGCACATTGCGAGAATCTCCGCTTTCGTCTTTTTCGTCATAAAAGAAAACGAGGAGAGAAGATACACTTTTGTATATCCCGCATTGTTTTCCACAATCAGGTGAATATCGAGCGGATCGAACGTAAATAATTCGCCGCCGACTTCTTCCATTGTTATCGACCTATTCAGCAACATTGTTTTACTCCTTGATTATATGCGATCCACTTCGTTGACAATCGCCTGAGCCAACGCTTGAATTACCAACGACAGCAGACCGAGAACGAAATTCCGCCTCGCGGCTTTACGGGCAATCGCGGTGTTAGCGGCGATCTTCATCAGCTTATTGGTCTTGTCGCGGGCCTCAATCCGCTGTTCCTTCGTCATCGTTTTGTAGGCGATCATGTAGCCGATATCGCCGTGTTGATGCGTGACAAGGTACGCCGCAAATATTTCAATTTCAGATGCCGTGAGTTTGGTTTCGTCTTTTATCCACTGTTTCAGGATTTTCTCAATATCTTCCGGCAGGTCTTTGAGCGTACTCATTGTGAGTTCTCCGATTTGTATAAATACAACGTATTGGGGTTAATATCATCTATGCCCATTACCAAAGTACTACCAAAGTAATACTGGATCCATTTACGTCCGATCGTTATGAAAGGATAATCCTTGTCGATAATAATGGGCGTCGGTGGGATACCATCCAGTTTTGGAATAAAATATACTAAAACATCTTTGAGTTCTTTCGCATCTTCAATCGTCAGATTGATATTGGTCTTGCCCGCACGAATCACAATCTTTTTAATTTCCGTACTCATGGTTGCACCGCCCGCTGGATGTCCTGAAACATTTCAAGGTCTTGCTGTAGATACGTCTTGCACGGCTCTTCCGCTTCGGCGATATCCACCGTCAACTCGAACACCCGTTTGTCTATCGCCTGCCGCATGTCAACGGGAAGGTTCGCTTCGCAGCCCGCTACCGCCAGCACCAATACGATTCCGATAATCCACTTTTTCATGTTCGCCCTTTCTATTTTACTGGTTTATCCGCTGGACCATTTACATCCAAGATCGCAGCGTATTTATTTTTGAGGTCTGGCATCTGCATCACGAGTCTTTTATCCAACACCTTGATACGGTTAATATCGAGCCATCGAGAATCGACTTCTTTGCCATCTTTATCCACTTTGTGCGTAAGAATTACCTGTATGCAACCATACAAATCAAAACAAACCGAAGTAATAATCCCCTTGAAGTCGGTTATGATGTCTTTGCCTTTGCATCCCAGCAATCCAATTACCTGATCGTACATCGCAGTATTTCCTTTCTATTTGGGTTCGATGACTTCGCAATTTAGATACTTTACGCCCCAATTTAGAGCGGCTCTGTGGTCTTTGAAGAGTATATCCAATCGGTCGTATTCAAGTACATTCCCGGCAACTTTGTCGCCTGCCGCCTTGATACTGCCTCCGCGATCTCGTGTAACGACCCTGCCAATTCCAGGGATATTGATGATTGTGCCGAAGGGGTAGGATTTGGGGGCGGCACAAATTCGCCCGTAGTCGGCGGCGGTGATGACGTGGTTGTCAGCAGTTCTTCCATCCGCGAATCGTCCGCAGCAGCAGGGGCCGGGGCAATATGCGGAGATTCTGAATCTTTTTGTATTAGTATTGTCCTTGACCGTACATCGTTCAACTGTTTTTCCATCCACTCGATACGATTTTCCCTGGTCAGTTTCATTTTCTCTCCTTGCCAAAAGATATTTGATCGGTAGCCCGGCCAGCAAGACCGAGCAAAACGCAAGCCAACACCACCAGCACAAATGCCTGTCTTCGATTTTCATTTCGCATCCTCCATCAGCCGCGCCGCGGCCTCGAGGATTTTCCCAGATGCCAACAGCCGCATGGATTCGATCATCATGGACTTGGCCGCGGAGATTTCTTCGGCCTTACGCAACTCGGCTGCGTAGTAGTGCATCATCTTCTCATGATCCGAAAGGCAGTCCGTGCAGACGTTGGCCTGTGTGCAAAGATGGTCTTTTGTGATGCAATCGCCGGATTGACATACAAAATTGCCGCAGATGTTACAGTCGGTCCGGTTGGTTTTTGGATGAACCTGCTGGCAGCAATGACAGACAAATTCATCTTCTCGAAGGTCAAAATAGTGTGCAATCATGGTTTTTTCCTTTTTTAAAGAGGAAGATTCAAGCGGTGTGGATCGCCAGCTTGACTCCGGTACGATCGATGCAAACGGCATTACCTTTTAGCGGGATTGCAGACGTGGTGTAGTTGACGATAGTTGCGTTCTCTTTGCCCCTGACATCAGCCGAGCCGCCCCTGACCACAGCCGAGCCGCCCACGACCTCAGCCGAGCCGCCATAGACATCAGCCGAGCCGCCCCAGACCACAGCCGAGCCGCCCCTGACCACAGCCGAGCCGCCATAGACCTCAGCCGAGCCGCCCACGACCTCAGCCGAGCCGCCCCAGACCACAGCCGAGCCGCCCCTGACCACAGCCGAGCCGCCCCA